TGTTTTAAATATCCTAAAAGAACTAGATTTATATTCAGAAGCTAATCATAATAAATCCGAATTATCTTACACTTTAAACGGTAATCTTCTAGAATTTATAAGTATAGATCAACCTCAAAAAATTAGGGGTAGAAAGCGAGATTATCTGTGGCTCAATGAGGCAAATGAATTTGACTTTGAATCGTGGACACAACTAACTTTAAGAACTACAGAAAAGATTTACTTAGACTACAACCCCTCAGATCCTTATTCTTGGATATATGAAAAGGTAATTACTAGGGATGATTGCACATTCTTAAAATCAACATATTTAGCTAATCCATTTTTAGATGAAGATACAATAGCAGAAATAGAAAGACTAAAAGAATTAGATCCTGATTATTGGCGTATTTATGGAATGGGTGAAATAGGCTCTATTCAAACAATGATATTTAGGAACTTTAATTTAGTAGATGATGTGCAAGGGCGTTTGGTTGGTTTCGGATTAGATTTCGGCTTCACAAATTCACCTACAGCACTTGTAGAAGTCAGACAATTAGATGACAGCTTATATATTAGAGAACTACTTTATGAGAAGCGTTTAACTAATACAGATTTAGCAAACAAAATGAAACAACTAGGAATAGACAGAACCACTGAAATAATAGGCGATAGTGCAGAACCTAAATCAATAGAAGAAATATACAGACAAGGCTTTAATATAAAACCAGCTAAGAAAGGTGCAGGAATACACTTGGGGATTGATATAATGCGTAGATACAAACTACATATAACTAAAGACAGTCTAAATGCAATCAAAGAATTTAGAAGCTATAAGTGGGCGACAGATAAAAATGGTGATGTGTTAAATACCCCTGTAAAGATTAATGACCACTTAATTGATGCTACACGATATTTGTGTTTAAACAAGCTATCAATCAATCACAGTGGGAAGTATTATATATTATGAAACTATATAACGGTGATTGTTTAGAGGTTATGAAGTCAATAAAAGATAAAAGTATTGATGCTATTATAACAGACCCCCCCTATGGAACTACAGCGTGTAAATGGGATAGCGTTATCCCTTTTGATTTGATGTGGAAACAATTAAACAGAATAATAAAAGATAATGGTGCAATAGTTTTGTTTGGTAGTGAGCCATTTTCAAGTGCTTTAAGAATGAGTAATATAAAAAACTACAAATATGATTGGATATGGAAAAAAACAAAAGCAGCTAATTTTGCTATCGCGAAAAAGAATCCATTAAAATATCACGAACTTATATCTGTTTTTTATAAAAAATTTCCCACATACAATCAGTTAAATTTAAAAAATTGTTACATTAAAACAGGCAGAAAAAATAGAGTAAAAAATAAATTTACAGAAAAAAATGACAGGATATTAAAACAAACAAAAATTGTTAGAGGAAGTATAAACCATATAACAACAAAAACAGGTTATAATCAAAGTGTTTTATTTTTCTCAAATCCAAGTGGAAAAGGACATCTACACCCAACACAAAAACCAATAGCTTTAATGGAATACCTTATAAAAACCTATACCAACGAATTAGAAACAGTATTAGATTTTACTATGGGTAGTGGAACAACAGGAGTTGCTTGTTGTAATTTAAACAGAGATTTTATAGGAATTGAATTAGACAAACACTATTTTAAAATAGCTGAACAAAGAATAAAAAACGAATTATAAACTTTTATATTTATTAGTAATGAAAGAAGTTAAATTAATTATCCCAGATAATTGGAATGACATAACTATCAGAACATATCAAGAATATGTGAAGATACAAGAAGGAAAAGGAAGTGAGAAAAACAAGATTGTAAAAAGTCTAGCTTTATTATGTGGCACAAGTCCATTTGTTGTTAAGAAAATGGCTTATAAAGATTTAGTAGAAATAATGACTATCATAAAAAAGATGATAGATACTGAACCCACAGAAGAAGATTTTAAAAAGACTTTTACTTTAAATAAAATAGAGTATGGCTTTTGTCCGAATTTAAATAATTTAACTACAGGGGAATATATAGATTTAGAAAGCTATTGTAAAAAACCTATAGAAAATTTGCATACTATTATGTCTATTTTGTATAGAAAGGTTACAAACAGGGTTAATGAAAGATACGCTATAGAACCGTATAATCCAGATGAGTTCAAAGAAGAACTGTTCAAAGATTGTCCAATGAGTATAGCACTTTCAAGCTTAGGTTTTTTTTTGACTTTAGGAGAAGAATTGGCGAAGATTTCGCTTCAATTTTTAGCCCATCAGAAAATGACACAGCCCAAGGCGTGACAATGAGTTCTAAATGGGGGTGGTACAACGTCCTATATTCGTTGTCTAACGGTGACATATTAAATATAGAAAAGATAACAATGCGACCTATTTTAGAGGTCTTAACATATTTGGCATATAGTCAAGATTATAATAATAAACAACGTAGTAATTATGATAAGTTTTAGAAACGCAGTAGGATTTTTAGAAACAATTGCAGACAAGCACTTAGAAATAAATAGCTTTCACTCTGGAATGCTTGACGAAGTGGATATAAATAAACTTGGTGCTACTGATTACGTTATATTGTATGCAGAACCCGGAAGTGCTACAATAAATCAAGGCGTTTTAACTTATTCATTTACTGTTTATGTTATGGATATGGTAAATGATGAAGTAGGTGATGAACCTAACAAACAAAGGATAGGACGTGTAGATGCTTATTCAGAAACACTAAATATATTACAAGATGTTATTGCTGAATTTAAACACAGTTTAACAACACAATCTTGGGTTGATGATGAAGTAGTGTTACAGCTTCCTATAACAGCAGAACCGTTTACAGCACGTTTTAATAACCTTTTAACGGGTTGGAGTGCCACAATCAATATAGACGTTAACAATAAAAATAATCTTTGTATTGCACCAATAACACATAACACATAATGGAGTTTAAAAATACAATACAATCATTACAGAAACTTGGCACAAGCGTTGTCAAGGAGGGAAAGGGTATTTTAAGAAAAAAGAAAAAATCAAGTGGAACTTTATATAATGATTTTGATTATTTAGTTACTAATACAGGTGATACAGTCACACTAGAATTTGAATTTGGTAATGCTGATAATTATTGGAAATTTATAGATGAAGGAGTGAGGGGGGCAGGTGGTTATGAAGGAAGTGCAAAACCAAAAAAAAGAGGTAAAGGAAGCCCGTTTAAATTTTCAAGCAAAATGCCACCTCTAAAACCATTATTAGATTGGATTAAATCTAAAGGCATTAAAGGGAGAGTAGATAAAAAATGGAAAAGTGCAGGTAATAGAGGGGGGCAATTTATAACTAACAAAAGTTTTGCCTTTTTAATACAGCGTTCTATATTTCAAAGGGGATTACCAAGAACACTTTTTTTTAGCAAACCCTTTACAGAACAATTTAAAAAACAAACAGATAGTATTACTGAAGCATTTGCAGATGATTTAAAAATAGCTTTAGACCAAACATAAAAAAATTAAAATATGAGTTTATCTTTCGTACAAGAACCTGTTGATGCAACTGAAAAAGTGCCTGTTATAACTAATTGGACACCATTAATAGGCTATATGCTTTATCAAAGCAGTGTTGTCGGTTATTTTTATCATAAACTAATACTAGAAATTAGAATTGATGATGCAACAGGAACGCTATTGGGAAAAGTAAAACAAAGAAGGAATGGCTATAGTACGGACATTGCTAATAATCGAGCAAGGGCATATTTTGATTTACGAGATATTGTCAATACACAGCTTGTTAATACTGTTTATGACCAAAATCAATCTGGAGTACCATTTGAATCAATACACACATTAGGTAGTAATACGGGTGCTACAACTAAGATATTTAGTCAAAACGGAAACATACAACTTGGGAAAAGTCAAATTCAGCAGATATATGTCAAAGGATATGAAGAATACAGTACAGCATCAAACGCTTCCCCAACAGAAGATACAAGTCCTAGTGTTAATGCCACATTATTTTATATGCAGGGAGCTTTACCACTATTCACCCCTAGAAGCGTTATCGGTGGTTCAGTAGATACCGATTATTTACAAGGTGATAATATGGCTATTTATTGTCCTAATGGAACAAGTAAAAAGTTTTTAAGTGATCTACAACTAAGTACAGGTGATTATATAAGTGGCACATTTTATAGAAATTATATTCAATCTACTGATTATCATACACTAGCTTTTATTAATGGACAAAATGATTTTAATACAAGCACCTATTATATGGAAATAGCGTATTATGATAGTTCTAATGGTTTAATCGGTAGTAAACAGTATCTTATTAATGATAGCGGAAACGGTGGTGCAATACCTGCTACATCTGGCGGTGAAGTTAACACAGATGAAGAAAGATTATTATATTTTGGTTGTGGAGCAGCTAATTTAGAGGCATCTACTATTGATAGTAGTACAACACACAGACCGTCTAACTTTACTAATTGGGCGTATTATACAATTAGAGTCACATCTAATAATACAGGCACTATCTCTTATCAATCATTACCATATTATTTTATAAAACAAGATGCAAGTTGTAAAGGGTTTAAAATAAGACGATTAGCTTTTAGAAATAGTTTAGGTTGTTATGATTATTTTAATTTTAAAAAGAAATCTACACAAACAGTAAATGTAGAAAGGAATAACTATAGTTCAATGCTAGGAACATTTAACAAATCTAAGTATAGGTATGACGATTATCAACGTGGCAAAACAACTAGACAAACAACAGCCGTATTACAAGAAACTTTAAATACAGATTGGATTACAGAACAAGATGCTGATTTAATAGAAAAGTTAATTATGTCAACAGATGTTTATGTAGTTGAAAATGACGATACTACATATACACAAGCGGTTATGGTAACAAGTTCTAGTCATATTAGAAAGACACAAGCTAATGATGGAATGAAAATACAATATACTATTAATATAGAATATGCTAATCCTTTAAATACCAATAGCTAATGAATGTTAGATTAGTTGCATATAGAAACGCTACAACAGGAGCAACATCAGAAAGCACCTATCAATTAGACTTACAGGAAGCACCAAACATAAGTCTTAATTTTCAGTTTGCAGATATTAAAGAACCAGAAACTAGAAAAGCTAGTTTTTCACAAACATTTAAATTACCATTTACAGATAATAATAATGATTTCTTTCAAAATTGGTTTAATGTCAATCTATCAACTTTAGTATTTAGCACTAAAAAGAAATTCAATGCTGTTTTATATGTAGGTACAGTACCTCAATTTGAAGGCATTATACAATTAAAAGCAGTATATCAAAAGGCACAATGTTATGAAGTTGTTTTAATGTCTAATACAGCAGACTTGTTTACAAATATCGGAACAAAAAAGCTGAGAGATGTTTTTGCAAAATATGATACAGATGGAAACTTCACAGGATATAGTAATGAATTAAATCATACTTATAATGAAACAAATATAAAAGCATCTTGGGCGGGTACTTCTTCTGCTTTTGTGAACACTTCTGGAACAGCTTTAAGAGATACTACTGTCAATGTTCAAAAGGTTATGTACCCTCTTTCTGTTACAGTTCCTAAGTTTTATTTCAACGGAGGCAACACCTATTTAGGAATGAGCAATGTTAGTGGTGATGATGCTGCTGATTATATGGTACCTATAACACAGTTTAGACCTGCTGTTCAATTAAAAACATTATTAAAATTAATTATAGCACAAGCGGGATTTTCTTATACTTCCGATTTTATAGATGGAGCATATTTCGGGAAACTATTTATGACAACTTGTGGACAGGTTGGTCAACCTAGTGCAGTTGAAGTTGAGAATATTGCAGCTACAGATGGATTTATGAGTGTTGGTAATAGCACACAATGGGGAACCTATACTATACCCGCAGGGTTTAATTCGGGTTCACCTTGTAATTATGAACCAGAATGGACAAGTGTACCTGCTGATACAACTTCAGCATTATCTGGATATGCTATACCTATTGATAGTGGAAACAATTGGTCAACACTTTATAACTTCACTAAGACAGAAGCTAATATGAATAATATGACGTTAAGATACGTCTATAAAACAACTAATATTGCTCCTGCAAGTTCAGTAATAGGTCTTGGCTGTATAGATTCAGACGAAGGAATACTATGGGAGATGGAAGCTGTGGGAATTTTATCAGATTTTGAGAATTACCAAACACAGCAACCAGAATTTGTTGGTGCAGCTTCAGCAGGAATGGTGAGATATGGATATATAGAGTTTAATTTTGATTTAAACGGTTTAAATGTTGGAGAAAGTTGTTATTTAAGGGTGCGTCCTAGACAATTCGGTTTGGTTCAAAATGCAGATCCGGGAGAAATTATAATTGGTGGAGCACAATGTTTGCCAGAAAATGACGGCACAGCTTCATCTTGTGCTTCAGCAGATTATTTATTTAGTTCTCTTTATAATGAAATAAGAGTTGATTGGGTTGGATATTCTAACAATATATATGGTCAAACAGTAGATGTGCCAATGGGTATAGATGAAAAGATTACACAAAAGGCGTTTTTAAAGGACATTATTGAACGGTTTAACTTAGTTGTTATTGCAGACCCAGATAATGCTTCTAACATCATTATAGAACCTTATAATGACTTTATTTCTAGTGGTGAATTAAAACATTGGACAGATAAAATAGATTTAGATAAAGAAATTATAGTAAAAGACACAACCTCAATGCAAAAACAAAGGGTTTTATTTACTGATAAAGATGATAACGATTTATTAAATAAATCCATAAGAGAAGAAGCTAATGACTATAGTGTTTATGGTAAAATTGATATTCAAGAAACGCACAATGAGTTTGCAAGTGGTGAAATGAAAAACAATCCGATTTTTGCACCATATATAAATGAAAAAGTATTTGTTAATAATAATGAAGATGCCCCGACATTACTTCCTAATGTGGCAGTTCAATATGAGTTTACTTATAAAAAGACAGATACAGGTTATGAAGATGTATTAGAAAGAACACAACCTAAGCTATTTTTCTATAACGGCAGTCCTACAACTATCCCCGATATTAGTAATTATTATATGCACAGCGTTAATTCTGGCACAGGCGTTATCACAGCTCACTCTTTTGACAATTATCCATTATGCTCACCCTTTGATTTAACACCTAGTGCAGCAGGTATTTCAACTATTACCGTAGATACTAAGAGTTTATATTTTAATCAAAACCCTCCTGTTTGTGGACAATTAAGTGTCTTTAACTACAACCAATCTACTCTTTTAGCAAATAGTTTGTATTTTCTTTATTGGTCACAATACTTGAATAGCATATATGGAGATAGTGCAAGAATAATGGAATGCTATATTAATCTGAATGAAGTTGATATTTTTGATTTTAGTTTTGCAAATGAGATATTTATAAAAGATACTTATTGGCGAGTTCTTAATATAGACAATTATCAAGTAGGTGCTAAGGCATCAACTAAGGTTACACTTATAACAGTTCCGCAAAGTTATGACAATACTTGTGTTGATTGTGATTTTGTTCCTGCATCTACAGGCTATAATTCAGCAGGTACTTTTTTATTTTTTGTTCCTGCATCTACTCCAACAGCAACGCCCACAATGCCCGATAGTTTGTTTGTTTCGCAAGAGTGTTGCGAATGCAATAATGGTACTTCTTGGACATTTATTAATATCGACCCTTTTGGGGCAGCAGGTCTATTTCCTTGTGAAGCTAATACAGGTAGTTTGCCAATACAAAAACAAAATGTTTTTAGTATTAGGTCAATTTTTAGCTCGGGAACAACAAGAAAACTTTATTCTGGAAAATTAAGCGGATTAGAAAAGCCGTTATTATTGGGAACAAACACAACCAAGTATTCAAGTCCAATAATTCCTTATTCGGGTGATGATGTAGTTATAAAATACAATACTAAGCTAAAGTCTAAATCAATGTTAGACGGCGAAAGTCACAGGATAGTATTAATAGGACACACAACAGGAAACACAAGGGGTTACGCTTATCCACAGGGAGATGATAAAAACAAAAAACTTACTATTCCTATTAATTCAAATGTTATAATTAGAGTAAAGGGGGTTATTACGGTTATTGGTGGAACAAGCTCTACTTATACAGTAGGAACAACAGATGGATTGGCTTATTATACGGTTTTTAAATCAAAAGAAGGAACAATAACACAACTAGGAACAGCAGGGGGGGTGGCAGAATTTAATCTACACGAAGGTTCTAATCCCACAACTTGTACACTAAATATAGTAAATGATGGAAATGTGTTACAATTTGGTTTAGATGATAACCAAGCAGACACCAAAAGAATATGGCAATTAACAGCAGATATTTCTATAAACAGAATATATAATATGTCAAGAGCTGTTGATGACATTAATGCTTTATATCAAAATGGTGGTGATATACTACTACAAAACGGTAAAAATTTAATATGGAATTAAAAAAATATATAGAATCCTCAGCAAAATTGATTATACCAACAATAGACCATATTCAATTAGTGGAGCATAAGAATAAAGAACTAGATTTTGCCTATGGCATGGAGGAATATCACACAAGTATAAGAAGAATGTTTAAACAATTAATACGAATAATATGTCGGTAGAAAGAACAGTAAAAATACAGGTAGATGGCACACAAGCTTTAAACAGTTTAAAACAGGTTAAGAGTGAAATTGACGTTACCTATGCAGAATTAAGAAGAACAACGCCTGTTGATATATCCGGTTCAAAAGCCACATCAGTATTGAAAAAGGTTGAAAAACAAGCTGATGATGCTGCTAAAAGCACAAAAGATATTGGAGAGGGTGCAGAAGACAGTGCTAAGGGTTGGAAAGTATTAACAACTGCAACAAGGAGCTTTGGATTGGCACTAAAAGCTACAGGTATAGGCTTAATTGTTTCAGCTTTTGTGAAGTTAGGAGAAGCACTTGGACAAAATCAAGTGGTTATGGACAAATTTAATGTGGTTTTAGAGGCTGTCAGTATAACTTTTCAAAAAATTGTTAATGTTGTTGTAGATGTGGCAGTAAAAATAGGTCATCTGTTTAAAGCACTTAAAAATATAACTAAAGCGGTATTTGAAGCCAATGAAGGTTTTAAGACATTGGGGGTTACACAAAAGGACAACAATAAATCAACAGAAACAGCTATACAAAGAAATACAAGATTAGCTAAAGAAATAGTAAAACTTAGAAATGAAGTAAAACTAGCAGAAGCAGAACAAAGAAAACTACAATTAACATATCAAAGGGAGGCAGAATTACAAAGGCAAATTAGAGATGATGTTAATTTAACTATAGAGGAAAGAATTGCCGCAAACACAAAGTTAGGAGAAATTTTAGATCAGCAGTTTGCAGAAGAAAAAGCATTAGCTGATAAAAAATTAGCATTAGCAGAATTAGAATTATCTAAAAATAAAGACAATATAGATTTGCAGGTTGCTGTCACTAATGCACAAACAGAATTAGCAGACTTACAAGAAAGAATAACAGGGCAACGTTCTGAACAATTAATAAATGAAACAGCACTACAAAATGAATTTATAGAAAGTCAAAAAGAGGGCGTTATAACTTTAAAAGCTACAGAAACAGAAAAGTTAAAGATTACTGATAATACAAATAATGAACTTATTTTAGGTGCAAAACAAACACAAGAAAAATTAAATGAACTAGAAAAAACGGGTGCAAAGAAAAGAATTAAAATAGATAGAGAATTATTACAAGAAAGGTCTTCAATACTGAGGGGAGCTTTAGGGCAAATCGGGGGTTTAGTTAATGAAGAAAGCAAAAAAGGAAAAAAAGTGGCAAAAGCACTAGCTATTATAGACACATTTGCAGCAGCAAATAAAGCTTTGGCACAAGGAGGTATATTTGGCGTTGTTGCAGCAGCAGGAGTTGTTGCTTCGGGTATTGCAAACGTAAAAGCAATTACAGCCCAAAAATTACCCGGTGGAGATGATGATGGGGGTGGTGATACTCCTTCTCCAACAATACCAACGCCACAAGGAATTGGAGCTTTAACACCTAATCTAGAAGCTATAGAACAACCAGAATTGGGTGGTGGTCAACCAACAGTACAAGCGTTTGTAGTAGAAAATGATATTAGTAATGCACAGGCACTACAACAAGAACTAGATGTACAAGCAACTTTATAAACAAAATAGACTAATTTATATTTATTAATGTTATGGGTAAAAAAAGAAAACTAATAGAACTAATCATTGATGAAACAGCAGACCACTTTGGAGTAGATGCTATTTCCGTTGTTAAATTTCCGGCGATAGAAGAGAATTTCGTCTATTTCAATAATGACTTTTTAAGTCTAGCTAAAGTAGATGAAGAAAAGAAACAATTAATTGGTGCAATCCTTATACCGGAAAAAAGAATACCAAGATTAGACAAGGACACTAACGAGGAGTATGATGTGTTCTTTACTAAAGAAACTATAAAACAGGCACAGAAGCTTTTTATGACAAGTTTAAACAATAATAATCATACTTTAGAACATAAAGAACCAATTCAAGGTTTAACGGTTGTAGAGAGTTGGATTAAAGAAGATAAGAAATTTGATAAATCCAATATGTACGGATTTAAGAATCTGCCAATCGGCACGTGGTTCGTACAAGTATCTGCTGAGAACAATCCAGAAATATGGGAAGCTATTAAAAATAAAGAGGTTAGAGGCTTTAGTATCGAAGGATATTTCACCGATAAAGTTATTGAAGCATCTAAGCAGGTAGACATACTAGATGAAGTTTGTGAGGACTGTCCAGATGAGGTAACACTTGGAAAAATAAAAGACATTATTCTACAAAATGAATTAAATCCCGTAGGTGCTTTAGATGGTGAACCTTTATTTAGAACTAAAGAAGAAGCTGAAATATATGCTGAAATGTTTAAAGGTTGCAAAGGTAGTCACCCACATACCGTAGATGGTATTAAGTTATTTATGCCTTGTGAAGACCATACTTCTGCAACAATGAAAGAAGAACTATATACTAAGAGTGGAAGAAAGAAAAGAAAGAAAAAATATAAGATGCTAGAATATGTTGCTTTCGCTAAAAGAAAAGCAATGTTAAAGTATTCTTGGGACGAATGTATGCGTGACCAAATTAAAGAATACGGCAATAAAGAAACTGCTGCCAAAGTCTGTTCCGCTATTAAAAACAAGACTGTTCGGTACTAAAAGAAATAAACAATTTTAACACCTTTATATATATATATGTTATGGGAACTATAGAAAAAATTTTAAATATCTTAAAAATGAAAAACGAAGCTAAATCTTATAGCGTCAAAATGTACGCTGAAATGAAATTAGATGACGGTCGAACACTCGCTACAGAAGACGAGCAGTTTATGATTGGTTCTAAGGTCTTTGCTATCAATGATGATGGTGAAGCAAGTCCATTAGAAGCGGGAAGCTATACTATGGAAAATGGTAACAAAATGACAATCGGTGATTCATCTGAAATCCTAGATTTAGGAGAAGAAAAAGAAGCTGAAGATGTTGAAGCATCTGAAGAAGAAATGTCTGAAGAAGTTTCTGAAGAATTATCAGAAGAAACAAAAGAAGAATTTGATGAACCCGGTGAAACACCTGCTGAAAAAGCTGATTGGGCGGAAACTTATGAAAAATTAAAAGATAGAGTTGCTGAATTAGAAAAAGCAGTATTTGGTGAAAAGGCAGCAGAAGAAACAGAAGAACTTTCTGCTGAGGAAAATACAGAAGAAGTAAAAGAAGAAGAAAAAACAGAAATGAGTTCTGAAATAATTGGTGAATTAACAACACAAATTGAGGAGCTTAAAACTAAAATAGTTGAATTAAGTGGTCAACCTGCAACGGAAGGTATTTCATACAATCCAGAAGGAACAAGCACAGATGCAACTATTGATTTAGCAAAACTGTCTATAAATGAAAGGACAGCATATTACATTAACAATAAATAATAAATAAAATGGCGAATAAAATTCAATTATCAAAAAGACGTGAATTTGACATTACTGTAAACGGTGATACGTACGCAGGAGT